AATAAAAATGATTTGTTGTATTAAGTATTGTTATATCCACATAACAACACTAATGCCTGTCATCTCTAATATATGTCAACTACATCTTAGAAGCATACTACAATCTGTTGTTTCACGATTCCTATACCGTGAAGAGATCAATAATATGTGTGGGGCGAATAGGTACCTCAACGAGTTATTTCTAGAGGATTGGCGGTATGTTTATAGGATATGTTTGCATCACCAACCTCATAATTACGATGGACCAGCAATAATACACAAGAACGGTGATCAGTTCTGGTATAAGGAAGGAAAGTGTCATAAAGACGGAGATCAATCGGCAATAATCTTCGCGAGCGGTGATCAATGGTGGTATAAGGAAGGGACGATACATAGAGAAGGAGATCAACCAGCAATAATCTACTTGGACGGTAGTCAGTTCTGGCTTAGGGAAGGAAAGTACCATAGAGATGGGGATCAACCGGCAGTAATATACGAGGGCAGTACTCAGATATGGTATAAGGAAGGGAATCGTCATAGAGACGGGGATCAACCGGCTCTAATCGACGCGTTCGATACTCAGGAGTGGTGGAAGGAAGGGAAGCGTCATAGAGAAGGGGATCAACCGGCAGTAATCTTTGCGAGCGGTCATCAGGAGTGGTGGTGGGAAGGGAAGCATTATAAGGTAATTCTAAAATGATTTCATATTTTGTTTCTGAATATAAGATCATGCTTAAATTTCTGAGGTCGTTTGTGTATCCGAATGGAAGGTATGACGCAAGATATACACAATTTGTAGGATGGTCTTTTGTGTCCAACATTCTTGTCTCTACTCAGCATGCGCTTTCGGTTCATAGTATGCTTTCTGCATTGGACGTGTGTAATTCGGATGTAAGTAGAAGTGTAAATTATATGGGGAAAGATGTGATAGGGCAACTAGGAAGTCTTTGTTATATGTCTAAAGGTGCGAAACTTGCGGACAAGAAACCGTTGCTATTTCTATCCCGATCTCATGTTTGCCAGCAGGTATCTTATATTTTGATGTGCGCTACGCCTATATTTGATTCACGTTTTCTTATTGTTGCTGGATCTGCGAGCGCACTCACGAATCTCGCCTTTATTGGGTTTGGTGCGATAAATCAGAAGTGTATTCCCAAGATTGCATTAGATGATAACATTGGCGAGATCTCCGCGAAAGTGGCAGCGCTGAACACACTGGGATCTAGTGTGGGGATGGGGTTGGGTATTGCAGTCGCCTCAACATGTCCCGATCATCTTACGCGCATGTTTGTTCTTCCAATTATTGGCATAGCCCGTGTTCATACGCTTAATCTAGCAATAAAAGGGATTGTCTAAACGCTCTAATATCGACAGAGCGTCTAGTAGTTGTTGGATATAGTCGGTGTTCGACTGGAAGTTGTTGTTTGAGTTTCATGATATTGCTGAACTCTTCGACTAGATCTTCTTTAATAAGATCGGTGATGCCTCGTTTCCAGAGACGCTTCATTTCTATAAACTTCATGGTTCTCGTTGCAATCTCTTCCTCAAGCAATTGTACCGAGTCTGGTTCTTGCATATATTATTAAAAATTGGATTATTCTTTAAACTTACGATTGATTTTTTGAAGTCTAAACAGACAAGAGATACAATTATGTCGAAGTTTGAGCTTGACGAAGAAGTCATTGCCTATATGCGATCGTTGGAGGCACATCCATTCAATTCGCCTGAATTAATTATCGAAAACGATAATCCAGTATGGACATTGCTTATGCGATACGGTGCCTATATTCGTGAGAAACCAACCACTGTAGGTTCGCATTATGAGCTAGCTGATCGAGTCATATGTCTTTCGAGAAATGATAGTACTCTCGAACTTAGCCTCGCAGTAGGGAAACATCGTTTGAACTGGAGAGGTACAACATTCGAAGTCGAAGTGCATGCTGAAGAGAATAAGGAATGGGTTCGTGTATATCTGGAAGACGATCCGATTAAGTGTGCCGCATTCGAGGAGTTCTTGAGATACGCACGCGAGAGGAGTCGACGAAAAGGAGGGTCAGATATTGATAAAATTGTCGTAAAGGTTATGAAAGGCGGAACGTGGACAGAAATGACGAACTATCCGAAACGTCCTGCAAATACACTGATTACAGGCGATAAGACTGTTCAGTTAATGATTGATGATATGCGCGATTTCATTGATAGCGAAGAACAATTTATCGCACACGGATTTCCCTACAAACGGAACTACCTTATTATTGGTCCGAAAGGTAGTGGGAAATCGAGTATGATAACTGTGCTCGCTTCTGCACTTGATTTAGATATCTGTTTCTTCACGGTAACTCCAAACATGAAGGAACAGGATTTGTGTTCTGCAATTCGGTGCATCTCTAACAAGAGTATGTTAGTTATAGAGGACGCTGAAATATTATGCAAACAGGCATCATCGGGAGCAGAGACTGCACTCTCAGTACTCACTAATGTATTGGACGGAACGTTGCACAAGCACAAACTAATCACGATCTTGACATCGGCTGAACCCAGCAGTCTTGATAACGTTCTTGTGCGACATGGTCGTATCGACTACACAGCTCGACTGGATTTTGTGACAAAGGAACAAGTTGAGTTAATGACTGCGCAAACATTTATGAAGAAGGAGGGTTATCTTCAACTGGCGGAGAAGGTTTGGAAACAGGTTCATAGACTTGGAGCTATCAGTTCGACTGTAGTTGCACGGTTCTTGTTCCATCACAGGAAGAAAGATCCTTCTTCTATGGATGATGAATGTTGCGAGGAGTTATCCCTTGGGACTCATACAAAACATATTTCAGATGGGGAGAGAGCGGTGCCAGATCATTTTTATATGTAAGTCAAGTTGGTGTTTTTTTTCTCTGTTTATGTAGATTCTTACCTACCTTCTCAGGGATACTTCAATTATCATTGAAGTCTATATGTACAGTAGGAAGTGATTTCAAATTTTGACTAATTGGTCAGTCAAAATATCATACGGTTTTCATTGTCCATATGAATTTATTTTTCCTTAGAAGATCAGTGTAGGGAAATATAATTTACAATTGATTTATGGATGGAGTACCCCGATACAATTTGAGATGAGGAAATCAAACGAGAAGAAATCAAACGAGAAGAAGGCTAACGAGAAGAAGGCCGCACTCCTCCGCGCGCAGATGACGAGAGTATCCGTATCCAAGCCAAAGGAGAATACTAATGCACAAGAGGCATTGAATGTTGAAGAGAATCTCAGATCTCCCATTTGTTGTGTACTAGGGCATGTTGATGTGGGCAAGACAAAACTACTTGATCTTATCCGTTCTGGGTCGATACAGGGAAGTGAACCAGGTGGAATAACTCAAAAGATTAGCACAACATATTACTCTGCCGCGGCTATTGAGCGCGCCACCGTCGAATTTAGGAAGAAAAGGAAGGGAATGAAGGTGCGCGTGCCTGGTATACTATTCATCGATACTCCAGGACACGAAGCGTTCGCTAATATACGAGAGTCCGGATCCGCAATATGCGATATAGCAATACTTGTTGTGGACATAACTAAGGGTATTGAAAAACAAACAATTGAGGCTCTCAGACAATTAGAGGAGAAAAAATGCCCTTTTATTGTGGCTCTCAACAAGATCGACCGAATTTACGGATGGCAATCGCATAACAACATGACGTTTGAGGATACATACAGTATGCAGGTAGAGCACGTGAGAGAAGCATTCGATCATCGTATTCGCGAAATCGTAACGGAATTCGCAATGCAGGGCGTAAACGTCGCAATGTACACGTGTAAAGATATGTCTTTCTCACCGATAGTCCCGATATCCGCAAACAGTGGAGAGGGACTACCTGATCTCTTAGCATATGTTGTCGTGTTGACGCAGAAAACTCTTGACGTTAATTACGACGAGAATAATGTTTCTGCAACAGTACTGGAAGTAGAAAATGGTGAAGGGGTAGGTAAGATAGTGAATGTAATTCTCATTAACGGTAAGCTAAATGTCCGTGATAACGTAGTTATGTGTGGACCATCCGGTCCAATTCATGTACGAATCAAAGCTCTTATCACAAGTGATAACTCAAGTAATAAAAGTGTGAGGGCCGCACAGAGCGTGCGCATTGTGGGATCTTCTCAAGATCCGGTCGTTGGTACACCAGTGCTCGTTATTCGCGGCGGGGATAACGTGCAAGAGTTAGAGTATGCTGTAATGCGAGGGCTTAATGAAACGTTGGACAATCGTGTCTACCAGGAGAAAGGCGTATGCGTCCAGGCCGCAACACTGGGATCTCTCCAGTCGTTCACCACACACTTAATGAGTTGTGATATTGGCTGTTCATACTCTAATATCAGTACTGTAAATAGGAGAGATATACAACGAGCAGCGGCAATGATATCTAAGGGAGTTGAGTATGCTGTTGTTCTAGTGTTTGGCGTGAAAGTATCACCAGAGGCTCGCGCATACGCAGACGAGACTGGAGTACGCATTTTCTCAGGAGATGTCATCTATAGTCTCTCTAATGAATACCTTGCTTACGTACAAGAGATTAAGGAAAAGGAAAAAGAGGCTGTTGTAGGAAATGCTGTATTTCCCTGCGTGTTAGCCATTTATGAAGAACACATTTTCAATACACACTCTCCTATTGTATTGGGATGTAAGGTCGAGTCAGGCCAGGCCAGAATCGGTACTCCTCTTGTAATACCGACACAGGATGGCATCATCATCGGCAAGATAACATCAATGCAGCAAGATAAAAAAGATATCACAATCGCTGAGGCTGGCAAGGATATCGCTGTCAAGATTGAGCAGTCACAGGGCGACCAAGACTACTATTACGGCCGACATTTCACACACACCGATAAACTCGTCAGCAAGTTGTCCCGCGAATCCATTGACCTATTGAAGACATACTTCCGCGATGAAGTGAAACCAGCCCATTGGAACTTGATTAAGAAGCTGAAAGGGGTATTAGGCATAATGTAATTACGTCTAACTTATTTCGGAAGTTTTTACGTCCGATCATTACCCAAATAAATAGGACTTTGAATTGAATTTGATTGTAAGTATTGAATACGTATGAGTCGATCCATACTCATGAGCAGTGGTTTCCAAGATGTGTTCGGAGATGCTGAAATCTCGAACAATGTGTCTTATCACCTACGACCACAAGACGCCGCATGTCTCCGCAGTGTCGACCGAATCTCGCGCGACAATAGCAAATACCGACATCTCGGTAATTAAAATTGTTGAGACGAAATCCGGTAAGTATGGACACGGATACGGGTTATTAACTTTTTTGACTGACAATCCAGTCAAAAACACAAACAAATATCCATATCCCTACATATCTTATACAAAGGGTTCGACGTACTCTGCGTTGTATCTGGCGCTGTGAAATTTCCAGAAGTCCTCGCATCCAAACCGGAATGAGCTTGGCACGGGAGTTGCCTTGTAGTAGTAGACGCAGTCTTGCCAGTCGCTTGTATGGGCGGCGTTGTGTATATATAGGGCCGTGTAGTCGTTAGTGACTTGGTCCATGACTTCGCAGAACATGTGAAAGTCGGGGATAATACTGGCATAGTTCTCCCAGAGAACCTTGCGATTTCTCAGGTTTGGCTCACGTAGGATGAAGACGCCGTCGACACTAGTTCTTATAACGGGTTTGATGTCCAACGCGAACTGGAGACTAAGAATATATAGCATTTTAAAATGTCTCCCTCGTTTATATAGTCCGTGTTGGAGGGGTTTATTGAATATCCGCGGATCATCGGTACAATCATCAAGCAGACACACCGCCCAAGGCACTGGAAGGTGTTCTTTTGCTAATCTCTGGCGTCGTACGAAGTCTTGGACTTTCGCCTCATCGTAATCAGGATATACGAAGAGATCCGGGAAAATCTTGCTATAGAATCCGTTGCTTAGCTCTGTGCCGCTCATGGCAATTCCTGCTGGGAAGATATGTTTCTTTGCATAGAGTAAAGAGGCGATTAGGGTTGATTTACCGGTGTTCCGCACAACGTCACAACTTCCTAGGAGAAAACGGTGATTGCCATCAATAGTGAAACCGTAGTAGTCGTCTTCTCCCACTGGAACTAGGGAAAAGTTTGATCTTAGCACGTTTACACTTGATTCACCGAATGTGAATTGTTTACAGGGGAGTATGGATAGATCTCCTTTGATAGTGATTCTGTTCATTACCCCTCCTTTCCGCATTCGCAAGGTTGTTACAGTGGCAAGTAGTCCTAAGCTCCTTGCTAGGAAAGCGGTACCATCCACTTGTAGCGTGTCGTAAATCTCGACTGTATCGTCTGCGGACTGATTGCCGCAATTATCAATAAGCCCTGCTAAGAGGGCTAGTCGATTATCTCGGCTATTGACGAAATAGTCATGAGGAATTGATGTGTGAACAATCCCGTTATGACTACTACCAAGAGTACTCCCAAAAGCGTAAGGACATACGTTCGTGTCTTTTTCTGGGAAGTCAATGGCAGTACGGAAGATCTTCCAATCATCTTGCCATTCGTCTGGATTAGCGATATATTCTCTGACAGTAACTTCGGCAGTTACATCCTTATTGTTGATAAGGACAAGTTTATGACCTGCATTTACGGTGTAGGTTTCTCCATATTCTGGGATAACGTCGTACATACTTTCCCGATTACGGCAGAGTGAAATGACTGTTCGAGACGTAGAATCGTCTCCCATAATGATGTCACCTACTTTGATATCTTCTACTTTCTCTTGAATACCGTCGTAACGCATGATTTTGGTACCTCTTGCGAAGCACCCTGGTTTTCCAATAACAACAATTTTTGCCCCGCCTTTATCCGGGTCGTGCATATCTCGCGTGCTCGGTGCTATGATCTCTGGGTCGAGTTCTTTGACTTTGACTACTAATGGGCTAGACATTTGTACTCCTATACAATCGTTTTAAGTAGGATTAAGTTAGTACAATGAGTATACTAGACAATAATTTCCCTTTCATCAACCTCTAACTCTGTAATCTCATCATCGCTCTTCATCATCTCTATCGCGTATATTCCATAAATACTGTGGTCCGACGAGGACATGAACACCATCCAATATAACATGAGTATAAACACAATAGAAAGAACAGACGCCTCACAATCATCCTCATAATTATCAGTCATGTAAAATAAAGTTGTAATAGACCATCCTAATATCACAAAGCGCTCAAGAGGAGCTATCATACATATATATCTTGCCATACTCTTTCCTCTTACATGACTGATAATAAAGAAGGTGGTATTGATGATAGTAAATCCTCCTATAAATCCTGCTAGAATTTTGAGAAGGATATAAGGCATTTCATGATTATCACTGCAGTAATTCTCAAAGCGGAGTAGTATAACACATATTTGTACGATAGTTATATTCATTATGAAATATATGCAGAACGTTACCAGTTCTTTCGCTAGTTCGATAGCCATAACTGTCTTGTATGGCTAATCGTATATTAAATTTCAATTTCCAACGATTTTCACCCCTTATTTAATTGGCTAAATATGTTGTACTCTCTAGACCATTACTGACCTTCCATCATTAATCTCTATCTCTATAACCAGCTCATCCTCTTTCTCTATCTCTACCGCGTACATCCAATACATACTATGTTTCGACCAGGATGTGAACAATACCTGATATACGAGGAGTAAGATCATAATACAAAGAGCAGACGTTCCACAATTATCGCCATAACCACCACATGTGGAAACTGTACATGCAATAATCCATCCATATATCACAAAGTACTCAAGAGGAGCAACCATACAGATATATCTTGCCATACTCTTTCCTTTCAGACAACCAACTAAAATGAGTATGGTATTGATGATAGTACATCCTCCTATAGATCCTGCTAGAATTTTGATAAGGATATAAGGCATTTCATGAGTATCACTGCAGTAATCCTCATAGTCGAGTAGTAGTAAGCATATGTTTATGATAACTAGGTTCAATGAGCAGTATATGTAGAACGCTATTAGTTCCTCCATTAGTTTGGTAGCCATACTTGTCTTGTATGGCTAATCATATAATGAATTTCAATTAACAACGATTTTTTCACTCCTCCTTTATTCAAGTCGTGCTATGATCTTTGACTATGAATGGCTAGATATTTTATTCTACAATAAGTATCCTAGACTATCACTCCACTTTCATTACTAACCTCTACCTCTGTAACCACCTTACCCTCCCTCATCATTTCTACCGCGTACATTCGGTACATATTATGTTTTGATCCAGTGATCAACATCCAATATACGAGGAGTGTTGCCATAATAGAAAGAGCAGACGCCCCACAATCATCTTCATGACCACCAAACATGGAAACTAAAGTTGCAATACTCCATCCTACTATCATGCAGAATTCCAGAGGAGCAATCATACATATATATCTTGCCATACTCTTTCCTCTTGCATAACGGATTAAAATGAGTATGCTATTGATGATAGTAAATCCTCCTGTGGATCCTGCTAAAATTTTGAGAAGGATATAAGGCATTTCATGAGTATCACTGCAGTAATCCTCATAGTGGAGTAGTATCAAGCATATGTTTATGATAATTAGATTCAACGCAAAGTACATTAAGAACAGCGTTATTTCTTCCATTGGTTCGATAGCCATACCTATCTTGTATGGCTAATCATAGAATAAATTTCAATTCTTACTCAAATTCTTATTCATTTCTGTATCTATTTCTTCGTGCCTCTATCTCGTATATCTGTTAATACAGAATACCCTATCGATATTGGTACAATTGCTCCATACGGATTCACCATTTGGCCAACGAACACTGCACCCGCACTATATAGAGAGCCAGCGATGCCAGCTGCGAGACATGAAGATAATGGGGTCCGTTTGGGGTCCGTGGTATTATAAATGTTATATATACCATAAGCAAACCCCGTTAGTGCTACCACATGTTCAGTGCCCAAATATGTAAATACCCTGAGTATCTTGTTCATGTATTTTCACATATCTCTTTGATAGAGATTTCAATTTCCATTTCCAGAAAAAATAATTCCCTGATGTACATATCGAGACTCAAAACGGATTATCATCTCTTTGATATCAGTCACAGACTCCTTGAGAGATGTATATATATCAGTAGTGACTGAATATGGGTTACAGCGGCAGATATAACAGGCCAGAAGACCTACAGCTGCCGCACCAATTTTGCTTAAGGGGTGTTTCTTTGTGAGTTCCATTTCCATTCCAAGGGCAAAGCCGACTGCCGCAAACCCGATTCGCCTACACCATCGTGCGTCTGTTTCCTGCTTCACAACACTCCGTTCTTTTGCAATCATTTTTTGTTCAATGCGCCCCCCAAGGCGCCGAAGGGCTTCATCTTTTCCCTCAATTAGCAATAAACCAAATTTACGAATTATATTTCTCTCTTCCTCTTTCTCATTAGTTGTGTACAACTTTGATATGTGTTCATTCGTACTGAGTATCATACGCTTGAACTCATCTGTCTCCAGATTATCAAGGAGTAACGAATCCACATCCAGTTGGAGAAGGGCACGGTAAAGGTATATCAAGTCCCTCTTAGCATCGTTGTAAACCTCATCCAGTTTATCTATATTAATTTCTTGGTCAGTCTTAATAACTTGGTGTTTGGTTCTGGAATGTACCCAAGCTTTATTTGCATTTTCTGCGTCTGTATTAAGTGCAGAAACAACATCTTCATTAATTTCACCGGAGAGATGCGGACATTGTTCCGAATCAGTGAACACATCGTCCCATGCGTCCAGACAGAGGGTCCCGTTATCTTCTCCATTCTCTTCTCCATTCTCTCCAATCATAACGATATCCATGCCAAGTTTTATAAATAGAGTCTGAAAAATCAATTTTGATGTTCTCGCGGATATCAATCCGGTCAAACTCGTCTAAGGACTATACTCAGGACTATACTCAGGACTATAATCTTCAGATTGAGCCAGTAGCCAAGGAGACGTTGAAGAGAAAATAGCATTAGATACAAGATCAAAGAAGATTCGTTTCCCTGGATATAGTTCTCCATAAATTGTCACTCCATATATTTCTGGGTGCGTGATGATATCGGCATGGTATTCGCGCGAAAGTTCAACTCTTACTATACGTAAGAGAGGGTTAGAATCGGGTGCAAGCCATAAAAACGATTCCGCATATTTCTTAGCAGGTTGATAGAATAAGATAGGATCCTGGATAGCTTTTGTGACGTCCACCGTGATACATAATGATCCGATAACGTTAAGATCTGGATTGTTTATAAGTTGTATTGGAGACATGCCTATTGTTGGCCGTGCCAAAGAAAGGTTTGGCAGTTTTGTCCAGTTGTCTGTGACACTGCGTGTTATAATCATATCACCTACTCTCAATCCATCCTGGAACTCTAGCGGTGGACTAGTAGCGATCACATTCCAGTCACTCCAATACCTTATATCTATCGTATCACCGGTAGGACGTGCGAACGTGTACCCAGCTCTTGTTTCTCTACCTAGTGTTGCGAAGTTCTGTGAAGTGAGATTTATGTGTGAGAACGGGGTATCGACGCCTCTCCTATGTATTTCCCTATGTAGTTCTGCAGGAAGGCGCGGGTCATCAAGTATAGCTCCTCCACGTAACTTTCTACCAGATCTCCTTTTCGCCCCACCTCTCGATCTCCTTCTCGATCTCCTTCTCGATCTCCTGCTCGATCTCCTTCTCGATCTCCTGCTCCTCGATTTCCTTCTCGATTTACTCCTCGATCTCCTCCTCGATTTCCTCCTCGATTTCTTTGACATGCTTCTCGATCTTCTTAATCTTCCTTTTGACTTGGAGAGAATACGTTTGCATTTTGGATACGCTCTCATAGTCTGGGAGTAGCTGACGGCAATTGCCTGAGATCGTGAGGTATAGTTCTCATGCATATTCTGTCTTATTTTATTAGAAAGTCGTTGTTTACAGAGAGATATAGACTTGCTTTTTCTCCTACTTTTTCTTCCGTTCTTTCCGTTCTTTTTCCCGCTCCTTCTCATTTGTTAATGCATTCATAAAAATGATCCAGATTTAGAAATTTACTATGAACATAGTGAGAGAACTCTGAAAAGATTATAAACAAGACATATGCTAGTACGGACTTCCATTTTACATAGCCACGAAAGTATAGTGATTTTTACATAAAAAAATAAATAAAAATGAGTTTTGTTTCTTTCTCTCGCTTAAGAAAGACATGGAAGCTGAATTTGCCGAACTAATTAACTCAGTCGATGATTTGAAGGAGAAGTTGTCGGATGACGAATACCTCACGCTATGCAATCTACTTCAGAAAGCGCGTGGTGTCTGTAAACAGAATAGTTTATACGTTGTAAAGTACGTCGACATGACTATCACTACAGACATTCGAACAATCTCAATGGTAGAGCAACATGTGAAGAAGGAAATAGTTCGTCCGTGTGATTTTTTTATACATTACAAGGGAATAAGTGGACGGGCAATGTTGGATGAGATAGTGTTGAAAGTGAGGGATGATATTCGTTTAAATGGATATGCAAAAGTAACAAAGAAACAAGACCCAGATATGTGTATACATTCTTGTGACCCGGAAACGATTGTGGATATCTATGTGGATGAAGGGGAAGTGTATGAAGAAGCGATTCGTGCACGATTGAACCGAAGCCCTGACATTATCGTGTTATCATTTGATCCATACGGGGAAGACCATGCTTCTGATCCTCCGTTACATTCAATAATTAGTAACAAGTTGTTTGCAGAAATCGCTAGGAATGTAGCTAGAGGTTCGTGGGTTGTTTCATCAAACGACGGTCGTTCTGTTAAAGAGAAACGTAGTAATCGGGTAATGGCATTTTGTGACGAGAATAACAGATGGCAACCAGTTGAGTATCGTGAGACGGAGTAGAAGGTACGTAGCTGTTATGGAATATAACAGACATGTTTTTTAGCACGAAAGTAACGTTACTTTCGTGCTTTTGTATTGTGTACCGGAGGTTGGTCATGAGACTGTCTCGCGGGATTCTTTGTTCACTTCGAATGTGTTTCTTGTTTATTTTCTGATTTAAAGAATAGAGAATGTATGTCAAATTTGAATTTATGTGCAAACTATTGAGCAAAATATGTGGAATGCAAGAGTTAAGAACAACTAGTTATAAGGCTTTTAGCGTGGCTACAGAAGTAAATATTACAAATCTCATTAGTTTGCATAAGTCGCCTGAACAAATGCTAACTACTAATAACCCAATCATCAAGGATCCCCAAACTCTCGGATCTAGACTGGAAGTTCTCAAGAAACTTGGTAGTGGTGCATCGGCGAGCGTATATGCAGCCAAACGTATTGACGATGGTGAAATAGTTGCAATCAAGGTCGTAGATAAAAGGCGCAACCCACACTGGAAAGAAGAAGTGCAAAGCATGACAACAATTAAACATCCGCAAATTGTGCATATCCTAGGTTTATACGAGACTAATGATCTAGCATGTCTTGTTATACCTTACTACAGTGGGGGCGATCTATTCGAAAGAATTATGCGTGATCAAAATGGTTTCGATGAGAAGAAAACAATGGAAACAGGTCTAGAGCTGTTGGATATCGTTTCTGGACTTCATGGCGAGAACTTTGCACATCTTGATATTAAACCCGAAAACTTCGTGTACGATGCAGACAACAAACTTGTGATTATCGATCTTGGGAACGCTACTCCTCTCACGACAATTACTCTCGATAGGTTAGTGGGTACGCCACACTACTTGGCTCCTGAGGTAGCATTCCATAATAGATTTGAGGAGAAAACAGATCTATGGGGTATTGGATACTGTATGTATACAATGCTACAGAAACAATTCCCATGTGGGACGGTACGTGAAGGGAAGGAAGAATGCCCTGCATACGGTTTTATCGCAAAATCAATCGACGGAATCGTTAATTTATCTACTGAGGGACGTAGCATCCTCCATAGTATGCTTGACCTTGTTGTTGCAAGGCGTCCCACGATTGAAGAATCGAAGAATCGGATTATTGAACACCTTGAATCTTTTTGGTAGGACAACATACATGTCTCTTTGATTTCATAGGAAATCTAAGAAAATATTATGTGACGCAATAATCACCCCTTAATTGGGGTGATTATTGCGTCACATAATATTTTAATATACATGTCATAATATCCAACCACTACTTTAGACTTATTTGAGAATACTATTAATAGTTTCAATAGCCCTTTCAACCATACTCCCTATTATTTCGTTTTCAACTGTGTCGCACGCATCCAAAAGTGCTGTTGCTCCACCAATAAGTTCTGAACGAATATTTGATATATTATGTCTTATATCGCATTCTTTCTCCCTTGTAGCAACTGCTTGTAGACGCTTCTTCAATTGTTCCTTTTCGAAAGCCAACTCTTTCCTTTCTTGTTCATATATTTGTTGGTTATCCTCTAGGATTTCTGACTTTGCAAGAACGTCGTCGTGCAATGCAATCGTAACTGACTGTTGTGACTTCAACTCTTTAATCATACTATCATTTTTTTGCATGTCCGATGCAAGAGGATAATGTGTCTTATATATTTCAAGCAATTTGTCGAAGAAATCAGTTCTCATGATACATGGATACTTAATCATTTTTGCGATCTCGATATATTCACTTGTTAATGGCACTGGATCGCCAGTTATGTCTATAGGATAAACACCTGTAGGTGTATCATAACTAGAGGTCGTGTAACGTACCATTGCGTGTCTACCTAAGGATGTAAATAGTTGATGGCTAACATGCTGATTGCGGTGAATGGGAACACAGGCAATAATAGTTTCTTTCGGAAGTAGAACAATAGATAGCATTCTGCAAGTGTCGTTTCTGATTATATCGTCCGAGTTTATGTCGGGTATACAATCAAACCGTTGAGTTAGATCGAAGGTGGGGAAGAGGGATGTTGTCTGATTATTTTCGTGATTACGTAACATTGACATCACTGGTTCTGCAACTTTAGAAAAAGTTGTTTGTACAAGTTTTTCCATAGCAATTGTACACGCTGATTGGATAGAGTTACTCGCATCCTCGAAAAGATCACGACTATCTTGAAGTCTTTCCTCTTCCTTCTTTTTCATCGATTCTAGTTCATCTCTCAATTGTTGAATTTCTAGTTCATAGTTAATATCTTTATTGGGGATAGATGTATACTCTG